TGAGTATGAAAGACTTTTTGTCACAAATTATCCAGCGTACGCGGGATGAACAACAGAAAATTGCAGAAGCTGTCACTGCAGGAAATAATGTGAACTCTTTTGATGACTACCAAAGATTGGTTGGTCGGTATGAAGGGTTCAAGCAAGTATTGGACATTATAAACGAAATTTTGACAGAGGATGAAGAAGACGATCTGTAAAGATCATAGGAGGCCGCCGAATGGCAGCATTTGATATCAATCAAAAAGACGAACCAGATTTACGTACGGAACTAGAATGTTTTCCTGAAGTAGATCCCGGAGTCGATGTAGCTGGGGACAGAGTACTGGTGCAACTGCGCCGCGAAAAGACAACCAGCAAAGGTGGAATCATCTTAGTTGATGAAACCAAACAAACCCTACGTTTTAACGAGACTGTAGCCAAGGTAATCCAGATTGGTCCCCTTGCATATAAGTCGCCTGATACCTTAGAGCCTTGGATTGAAGGCCCATGGTGCAAAGTTGGTGATTTGGTAAGAACCATCAAGTACGGCGGTGACCGTTTTGTTATTAATCCTGACGATGATGGCGCCCCCGTGGTGTTTATTACCCTTCAGGCACGTGAAATCATCTCTCGCATTCGCAGTTTTGAGTATGCACAGAAGATGAAGGCGTTTGTAGACTAATTTTGAAAGAAAATTATGGCAGAAAATGAAAAAGATGTTCCCGTTAAGGAACTAGAGGACGGTTCAGTCCTTGCTAAAGTAGAATTCCCCGAAGAACTTGAGTTAGAAGCGGGTGAAAACGAAGGCAAAAAGAAGAAAAAAGTAGAAAAAGACGAAGATCACGACGAAGAAGATGAAGAACTTCACGCTGCAGCTGATGATGAAGCAGCAGAAGAAGGCGAAACTGATGAAGAACGTGAGGCAATTCGCGAAGCTCGGCGTGAAGAACGCAAATTAAAGAAAGAGCTTAAGAAACAACGCGAAATTTCTGCAAAAAACAAGATTACAGCACTTGAACGCCGCAACGAAGAGCTTGCTCGTCGTTTGGCCGCAGTGGAAAGCACTGCATCATCGTATCAGTTTGCGCAAATCGACAAGGCTATCGAAGATGAAGCCGCTAAAGTCGAATATGCCAAGTTAAAGATGCTGCAAGCCGCCCAAACTGGTGATGCCGCCGGTCAAGTGGACTATTTAGAGCAGTTGACAGACGCAAAACAGCGTTTACAACAAGCCCAAGCATATAAAAAACAACAACTCGACGCTGCTAAGGCCCCTAAGCAAAATGTGCCTAACGAAATCAGCACAGAAGTTCAAGCCCAAGCAACAAGATGGCTAAAAAAGAACAGCTGGTACGATCCGCAAGCTCGAGATACCGATAGTAGAATTGCCAAAGTAATTGACCAAGAACTCGCAGCCGATGGTTGGGATCCAGCAGATCCTGAGTATTGGGAAGAGTTAGATAGTCGTTTATCTAGCCGCCTACCACACCGTTATACGGCAAAAGGTGGCTCATCACAGCGCAAAGCAGCAGGCCCAACGGCTTCTAGTCGTGTGGCTAACGAATCTGGCATGAAGCCCGGTTCAATTCGCTTAAGCCCAGAACGGGTTCAAGCAATTAGAGACGCTGGTGCATGGGATGATATTGAAAAACGAAACAAAATGATCCGAGCTTATGCTTCGTATGATCGTCAAAATAAAGGTTAATGAAAAATGGCAAATACAAGAATTAAACGTGACTTAGATGATCGCATGGCCGATCGAGCACAAGAAGTAATGGAGCGTGCTACTACAGCAGCTCCTGATGACATTGCACGTCGTGAACGCCTTGATGCGTTTAGAGACAAGTGGGCAAATAGTGCGTTGCCCGAGATTCCGGCGGGCACAATCCCCGGAATGCACTTGTGTTGGTTGTCAACAACCAATACTTACGACAGTATCGACAAACGTATGGCGTTGGGTTATGAGCCAGTTAAAGCTAGTGAATTAGGAGTTAGCTTTGAAGGACTAGGCAAAATGAGCTCCGGCAAGTTTGAAGGCTGTGTTAGTTGTAACGAAATGGTTCTCTTCAAATTACCAGAAGATGTCTACCAAGAAGTTATGCGTATGCTCCACCTCGAGGATCCTCTCGAGCACCAACGCAACATTACGGCTCAAGTCCGGGGTGCTGCGGAGGGAAGTAAAGGTGGGCGTTCCGTACTCGAAGGTGGCCTTTTGGAAATGGAAAAAGAGACCGCAAAAGCGAATAATAAAAACATTCGTTTCTCTTAACATTCTTCAAAAACAAAGGAAAAATAGACTATGTCTACAGTATTTCAACCCTTTGGTCTGAAGCCAGCTTACCACCCAAGTGGTTTAGATCGTTCGGTTCCATTCGTTGGCACCAACAATTTTAACCTCACCAGCACAACTGGTGGTGCGTACTCAGCTCCTTACTCCCTCACCGGAGCTCAAGTAGCGTTTTACCAGTACACACCCGTGGCAATCACTTCAACAGGCCAATTAACCATCGCCGCAGCAACTGCTTCTGGCACTGGTAAAGTTTACGGTTCTTTCGACGGTGTAGAATATACAACCGCTGAAGGTCGTCGTACCGTTGGTAAATCAATCACTGCCGCTTCTTTAGCAGCTGCTACTCAAATCGTTTTCTGGATTTTCCAAGACCCAGCATTGGTCTACGAGATCCAAGTTAACGGTTCTGCAAACGCTAACTCAGTCGGTCAAGAATACAACTTCGACACAACAACTGGTTCTGCTGTAACTGATGGTTATATCATCGGTACTGGTGGCGCTGGTTTCTCAACAACCGCTCTTGCAGCTACTCCAGTTGGTTCTGGTAACGTAGGTCAGGTTCGTGTAGTTGGTCTCGGTCGTGAAACTGCATACCCAGCTGGTTCTACCAATGCTTGGGGCGATGCAAACACAATCGTACAAGTTGTAATTTCCAACAACACATTCGCTGCCAACTCGGCATCTGTCTAATAACGAAAGGATATAGCACATGGCAACCCCAATGCGCAGTACAGACTTTCGTGCGGTAGTCGAGCCGATTATCAACGAAGTCTTTGACGGTGTTTACGAACAACGTGACGATGAGTGGGAAGGATTTGTTGAACAGATCCAAGGTATTCCACGTAACTACCATGAAGAAGTAATGCTCTTCGGTATGAACGCAGCTCCTGCAATGCCTGATGGCACTCCAGTTAGCTACGATCAAGGCGGTACGCTGTACATCACCCGCTTCATCTACCAAATCTATGGCTTGGCATATGCCTTGACCAAAGTTTTGATGGAAGACGGTGATCACATCCGTATCGGCTCAACATTTGCTAAGCACCTCGCTCAGTCAATGATTGAAACCAAAGAAACATTGTGCGCTAACTTGCTCAACTTCGCATTCACAACCGGCTATGTTGGTGGTGATGGCGTTACATTGATCAACACAGCGCACCCAATCGCTAACGGCGGTTCTTACTCTAACCAATTGTCTACAGCTGCTTCTTTGAGCCAAACTTCTGTTGAACAGATGTTGATTCAAATTCGTTCCGCTATCGACAACAACGGTAAGCGTATCCGTTTGAAGGCAGAGCAGTTAGTTGTTCCACCAGCACTCGAGTTCCAATCAGAAGTAATTCTGAAGTCGGTTCTGCGTTCTGGTACAGCCGACAACGATCTCAACCCAATCAAGTCTACTGGTATGTTGCCAAAGGGTACACACGTTGTAACCCGTTTGAGCTCTTCCAAAGCATGGTGGGTACAGACCGATGCTGAAAATGGTCTCATGCTCGTTATGCGTCGTCCAATGGAGAAATCTATGGAGGGAGACTTTGAGACTGATTCTATGCGCTATAAAGCTACTGAACGTTATGCCACAGGTTGGCACGATGCGCGTAACATCTACGGTACCGCTGGTTTGTAATCAAAAAACCTCAAGAAGTACAGAAAAGCCACCCACAAGGTGGCTTTTTTGCTATTTGGGGCGCTTTTTTTGTTTTATTTGCATTAATATGTATAGGAAGATTTGCCCCCAACAGACTACTGCCACTTCCCAGTAGACGATCAAGCGACTGAGTGGGGCTATAAACTCTTGATAGGAAACAATCAAAATGTCAGTAACATTTAATCAACCAGTACGCATTAATAAGTACAATAACCCAACTAACAATGGTGTAATCGCTCCAGATAACACCGGTGCAGCAGTATGTACTCAAGAGAGCTACATTCTCAACCCCATTTCTGCCGCTAACTCTGGCACAGTAACATTTCAAACAGCCGATGTAGGTCAAACTACTGCAACTCCGTTTGTATTGCCAGCTGGCGCAATTATTGAAAACGTAGCACTGTATCAAACTACTTCTGCCACTGGTTTAACTGGCGGTGTAATCACGGTTTCTTTGACACAGCCAAGCACAACTGGTGGCGCTAATACCGTTACTGCTTTAGGCACAATTACTCCAAACACCACTGGTGGAATCATTAACATTAGCTTTACCCAATCTGCTGCTGTTGCAAATGCAATTAGCAACATTGGTACTGTTGATGCTACTTTGACTTTCTCTGCTGCTAACGTAACTGCTATTTCCGGTGGTGCTATTTCTGGTACATTCCAAACTACTTATACACCACGTAACTACACCGGTTCTATCATTAACGTTGGCCAAGGTTACACAAACTCGTAATTAATTGCCTAGGGGGCGCAAAGCCCCCTACTTAACTTTAAAGGAAATTAATTATGGCATCGAATTTAGTAACAAATCTACAAAATATTCCAGCTGCTGTTGAATCCGTAACTAAGGTTGGTCGCACAGAACCGTTTGATTTACAAGTTTCCCGTGGTCAAATCATGGGCCATACTTTGGTCAATATCAATGGTTACAATGCCAACGTAGCTGGCACATCAATTCCATTATGGGAAAATGCAACAGCGTATACATTCCCTAGCACAGCCTTGACTATGACTGTTGCAAGCTCATCTGCAACTGATGCAAGTCCAGCAAAAGTAACTATCAATGGTCTTGATGCTAACTACAATCAAGTAACTGAAATTGTATCTTTAAATGGTACATCTGGCGTAACTACCGTTAATAAGTTTTTGCGTATTAACAGCATATCCATGACTGCTGTGGCTTCTGGTCAAGTTAGCAACGTTGGTACTATCACTGTTTCAAACGGCGGTACAATTTACGCTCAAATTAATCCGGGATTAGGTCGTAGCCAAATGACAGTTTATACTGTACCAAATGGTTACACATTTTACCTAAACCGTATTAATGCTTGGTCTGGTAGCAGCTTATCTAGCAACGTATACATTTTCTATAATCTGACTAATTCTACAAACGGTATTAATATTTCTACCGCGCAAATTAGTTTTACATTGTTTATAGATGTGCATCGTTATGCGCCAAATGTGTTCCAACAAAAAGCGGATTTGACTTTTGCTTTTTCAACAAGCGATAGTTCTTCTCAGCACGTTGCAGCATATATTGAAGGCTTTTTAGTTCAAAACGATGGTCAAGCATTAGCTTCAGCAATCTAAGGCGCTTAAATGCCTGTTTATCTTGACACTCGCGGAAACTCGGTTCTTGCTGTAGGGATTTGTGATCGCTGCAGCAGGAAGTTTCCGTACGTCGAGTTAATGCCAGATCCCAATTTCCCCGGAATGCGGGTCTGCAAAGATGATAAAGACAATTTTGACCCGTGGCGCTTACCCGCACTGCAAACTGAAAACATTGCTTTGCGGTTTCCGCGCCCAGATGTATCTATTGCATTAACACCAGAAGAAATTTTGTTGCCGGGTGGATTTACAGAAGGCCCAGACTCAATCTTTATTCAAGGTGTTCCTCCCGATTCTGGTGCATCTGGTGATTTGTCTTATGCAAACAATTCACCATACTCCACGATGAGTTTGAACCCAGTAATTGGTGCAATCAATCCCAATACAGGTCCAGCAGCTGGTGGCACACCAATACTAATCAATGGCAACAACTTAACAGATGTTTATTCTGTGGTTATTGCTGGCAAACAAGCTACATTTACATTAATTAGCTCATTACAAATTTCAGCCGTAACTCCAGCATATATGGCAGGTCTTGCTGACGTTACTGTGATATCGCCATTTGGCACATCCACAAGTCATGGCGGCTTTACTTATACATAAGAGAAAATGGCTGATCAACCGATTACAGGGCTACCGACAGCTACAACCCTAACAGGTAATGAAGTAACGGTAGTCGTACAAAAAGGCGTATCAAAGCAGGTACTTGTTTCGGCAATTGCCAATCTTGTCGTACCCGGAAAGTTAATCACGTCAGTGGCGTTGTTGCCAAACTATGACATCATTTTTTACTATTCTGATGGCACAACATCTACGATTGGTCCGATTCCGGGATTTGTTTCAGCAACAATTAATGGCTCTGGCCATTTAATCCTTACTGAAACCAACGGCTCTACAATTGATTGTGGTTCTGTTATTGGTCCACAAGGTCAATCTGGTTATAGTGGCTATTCTGGCTATAGTGGTCAGCAAGGCACATCAGGTTATAGCGGTTATTCTGGCTATAGTGGTGTTGGAAGTTCTGGTTCAAGCGGTGTGTCTGGCTATTCTGGATACAGTGGCTTTAGCGGATATAGTGGATACAGTGGATCTGGCACATCAGGCTACAGTGGCTATAGCGGTATTAGCGGATTTTCTGGCTTTAGCGGCATCAGCGGTTTTAGCGGTATCAGTGGCTTTAGTGGCCAATCTGGTTACAGCGGCTACAGCGGTATCAGCGGATTTTCTGGCTACAGCGGTATTAGTGGATTTAGTGGTGCAAGTGGCGTATCAAGTAGTTACTACTTTTACAAAGCCAATACCAGTGCAACCAGCGGTGATCCCGGTTCTGATTATCTGTTGTGGAATAATGCCACACAGACAAGCGCAACACAATTAAATGTCAGTAAGATTGCAGCTAACGGCGTAGACATTACTGTCTTTTTAGAATTGTTGATGGCAACCGAAGAAATTGTCATCCAAGACCAAACTAGTAGCGCTAATCAGCAGACATGGAAAATTACCGCAGCGCCAACTCAAGTTGGTAACTATTTTACAATTCCAGTATCATTAGTACTATCCACTGGATCGGCGTTTACAAACAACCAAGCCATCATTTTGGCAATCGCCAATGGCGTAAGTGGTTTTTCTGGCTACAGTGGTTATAGCGGTTTTAGTGGATACAGTGGTATCAGCGGATTTAGTGGCTATAGCGGCATATCTGGATTTAGTGGAATATCGGGCTTTAGTGGTATCAGCGGTTTTAGTGGCTATTCTGGTATCAGTGGATACAGTGGTATTGGAGTAAGCGGCTACAGCGGTTATAGCGGATATTCTGGCTATAGTGGTATCAGTGGATTTAGCGGATCTGGCGTAAGCGGTTATAGTGGATTTAGCGGTTACAGCGGTATCAGCGGTTACAGCGGTATCAGCGGTATCAGCGGATTTAGTGGATCTGGCATAAGCGGCTATAGTGGCTACAGTGGCATATCTGGATTTAGCGGATACAGCGGTATTAGCGGATTTAGCGGATCTGGCGTAAGCGGCTACAGTGGCTTTAGTGGTTACAGTGGTATTAGCGGATACAGCGGATATAGCGGAATTAGTGGATTTAGTGGATCTGGCGTAAGCGGTTATAGTGGCTACTCTGGCTATAGTGGTATCAGCGGATTCTCTGGTTATTCCGGTAGTGGTGTATCTGGTTACAGCGGCTATAGTGGTATCAGCGGATTTTCTGGCTACAGCGGCATATCTGGATTTAGTGGTATCAGCGGATATAGCGGTAGTGGTGTAAGTGGCTATTCTGGTTACAGTGGCTATTCTGGTATCAGCGGATTTAGTGGTATCAGCGGATTTAGTGGTATCAGCGGATTTAGTGGCAGCGGCGTAAGCGGTTATAGTGGCTACAGCGGCTATTCTGGCTATAGCGGTATATCAGGTTATAGTGGTATTACACCAACCAATGTTACAGTAGCTACCAACACCACAGTCAATCCCGGTTATGTGCATTTTTCTTCTGGCACATCGGGCAGCCAAGCAGTGTATGTAAATACCAGTTTGACGATTGACGCAATTACTGGAGCAATCACTGGCGGGGTTACTGGCGGTACATTTTAATAGTATAATAGCTGCATGAAAATTTTATGTAGCGTTGCCACGCGCGGTAGATATTTTAGCACTTTGCCTATGGTCTTAGAGGCAATCATCAACCAGACTCGCAAAGTCGACAAACTGGTTATCTTTGATGATAATGATGAACCAAAAGACATGCGAGAAGAATCGCTATACCAAAACTTATTTTGGCAATTAGCAGCAAAGAAAATTGAGTGGGAGTGGTTGTTTGCTGGTAAAAAAGGCCAACACCACATCCACCAGCAAGCTAACACGATGGGTTACGATTGGGTGTGGCGTGTAGATGATGATGCAGTACCAGAAAGTAATGTGTTAGAGAATCTAGCAAAACATATTAGTGACGATGTTGGTGCAGTTGGCGGTTCGGTATTAAACCCACCCCATATGCCAGAGTATTTAGAAGCAACTGGACTAATTGTCAACATTGAAAACGAGCCTAACATTCAGTGGGGACTAATAAAAGATGTTAAAGAAGTTGAGCATTTGTATTGCAGTTTTATTTATAGAGCTGGCGTTTGCGATTATAACTTGGGACTTTCTCGAGTTGCCCATCGTGAAGAAACGCTGTTCAGCTGGAGTCTGCATCACAAAGGCTACAAATTATTAGCAGTACCCAACGCAGTAACATGGCATTTAAAGAACCCACAAGGCGGTATTCGTGATGGTTCTAAAATGGAGATGTTTGAGCATGATGAGCAAATATTTAAAAATATCCTCAAGCACAAAGACAACACTATTGTGGTGCTTAATTCTGGTCTTGGGGACCATATTGTCTTTAGCCACGTTTTGCCTAGTGTTCGCAATCCCCTTGTTTTTACATGCTATCCTGAAGTAGTAAAAGGCAGCTCAATACAAGAAGCACAAAGGATGTTCGGTGATATTGATTGCTGGAACATTTATAAAAAGATGGCGCAGTGGAATTGGAAGGGCAGTTTAGAAGACGCATATAGGAAGTTGTATCTGTGATTATCATCGCGCCCTATGCCCAAAAACTGCGAACAGGTAAAGAAAACCCAAAAAACTATCCATATTGGGAACAACTTGTATACGAATTGCAAAAAAGTATGCATGTTGTTCAAGTTGGTATAACTGGTGAAAAGCAATTAGTACCTGATTTTAGAACCAACTTGCCAATTGCAGCATTGCGAGAACTGTTATGGCAATGCAAAACATGGATTGGTGTAGATAGTTTTTTCCAACATCTTGCGTGGGACGAAGGTGTTTCGGGCATTGTGTTATGGGGCCCATCTGATCCACTAATATTTGGACATCCAGAAAACATCAATCTGTTAAAAGACCGGTCATATTTAACAGAAAATCAATTTTTATGGTGGGAATCCACCGAACACAAAAATGACCGGTTTGTAAAACCAATAGAAGTATTAGCATACTTTAATAAGGAATAAAAATGGCAGCTACAGGCTACACACCAATTTCGTTATACTACAGCACCACAGCGGCTACAGCGCCGTTGGCCGCTAACCTCGTCAATGGTGAGTTGGCAATCAACATCACCGACGGCAAGTTGTACTATAAAGACAACGCCGGTGTTGTGCAGATCATCGCTGGTAAAGGCGGTGCTGGCGTAGCTGGTGGCTCTAATACTCAAGTTCAATATAACTCTAGCGGCTCATTGGCTGGTTCTGCCAACATGACCTTTAACGGCACTAGCTTAACTTTAGCTAATGACGCTTCTATATCAGGTCTTACTGTTGGTAAGGGTGGTGGTAGTGTTGCTAGTAATACTGGATTTGGTTATTTTTCTTTATTAAATAACACTAGCGGTTCTTCAAATACAGCTTTAGGTTACATTGCATTAGCTCAAAATACTACTGGTTCAAATAATGCTGCTGTTGGCAATAATTCTCTTTATGCAAATACCACAGGTTCTAATAATTCTGCATTTGGTGTAACTGCTTTAACAACAAATAGTACTGGTTCATATAATTCAGCTTTTGGTTTAGGAGCTTTAGCAGCAAACACCACCGCATCCAACAATACTGCGGTAGGTTATCAAGCTGGGTATAGTAATACTACTGGTAGCCCTTTTGATGCTTTTGGCTATCAAGCTGGTTATTCAAATACAACTGGTGTATATAACGCTTCTTTTGGCTATCAAGCTGGTAAAGCAAATACGACTGGATTGTTTAACTGTGCTTTCGGTGCAAATTCTTTATTAAATAATAGTGGAACTACTGCTAATAATGCGTTTGGTGTATCAGCATTACAGGCTAACACAACAGGAAACTATAACTGTGCTTTTGGTAAAGACGCATTGCTTTCAAACACCACCGCATCTAATAACACAGCAGTAGGTTACCAAGCTGGGTATACAAATAGTACTGCAACAGGTCAAACTTTTATTGGCTATCAAGCTGGATATACTTCTAATGGAAACTACAATACTTGTATTGGTGAAGCGGCTGGCTATAGCTTAACAACTGGTGTAGGTAATTGTTTTGTTAGTTCAGGATATAGTGCTGCTGGTTATACAGTAACAACTGGTTCATACAATACTGTTCTTGGTGGATTTAATGGTAACCAAGGCGGTCTAAACATCAGTACATCAAGTAACTACATTGTGTTATCTGATGGTGCTGGTAATCCTAGACTTTATAACGATACTGGTGCTTGGTATATTTATAATGCAGTAAGTGGTGGTTCGTTGTTGCAACTAAATAACACCAGCAATGTAAATTATGCTCCTGTTATTTTTAGGAATGGT